CGGCCGCGGCCGGAGCCGCCGCAGGGGCGGCCGGGCGGACCGCAGACGTGTGCACGCGACGCGCGGCGGGGGCCGTCTTGCCGCCCGCCGTGTGCCGGAGGCCGACCTCCTGGGGGCTCGGGAAGCCCGCGCGGGGGATCGGCGCCGGCGTCACCCGGGCGATCCGCTCTTCCTCGGTCTCGCCGGGGCTGCAGGCACCAGCGCTGCAGGCGCCGCCCATCTTCATGGTGGCCTCGCAGAGGGCGTGGCCGAGGTCGTGCATGGTCGCGACGTGCGCCTTCGTCCCCTCGTCGGCCATGAGGCGCTCGAGCTGGCCGCGGCTCAGGACCTGGGGGAGCTGGGTGAAGCGCTCCAGCTCGCTCTGCGCCAGGCGCTCGGCGTTCGAGGTCAGGGAGGAGAGCTGCTCGCCGAGGCGGGATCCGATGAAATCGAGGATCTGCTCGGCCGCCGTCGTCAGCGCGGCGACGTCGCCCTTCGCGGATTCCGGGACCTCGCTGGAGGGGTACGAGTACATGACGCTGGCGATCGCCTGGCAGAGGGCGGCGAGGGCGGTGAGGCTCGGGAGGATGGTGTATTCCTCCGAATGCATCGCCCGGAGGATCTCGGGCTCGACCAGGCGCAGCAGCTCACCCATCCGGGCCGCGGCGGACTCCGTCTTGAGCTGGCCGCTGACGAGCTCGACGCCGTCCGCGAGGGCCACGGCCTGCAGCTCGCCGTAATCCTTGGCGTTCCGCTGCTCGATCGCGATGTGGCTGGCGTTCGGGGGCAGCTCGGGCACGGCGCGGACCAGGAAGTCGTGCGCACGGGCCCAGTTCGCGGCGGCCTCGGGCATGAACTTCTGCGCGTCGAACTTCAGGGCGACGGCCACGCGGGCGATCGGCGTGACGGGTGTCACGGGTGTCACAGGTGTGACCGGGGCCACCGGAGCGAGGGCGGGCGCCGCTGGGGCCGGCACGGGCGCTGCGGGCGACGGCGCCGGGGGCTGTTCCGGGGCGGCATCGGGCGCCGGAGGTTCCGGATCCGCCGCGCGCCGGAAGAGCGTCATGACCGCTCCAGGATTCGAGGGGTTGTCGGCGAGCGACAGCTCCTGCACTTCGAACGCCGGGATGATCTCGACGAGCTTCCCGTTCCGGCGTTCCATGATCGACGGCGCCGTCTGCAGGACGCCGTGGGAGAAGCCGGTGTAGACGCGCTCCTTGACCTTCGTCCACTCGTTCTCGTCGACGACGTGGGCGCCGACGTAGATGCCGCGCTTCTCGTCGTCCGGCTCGCAGGCAATGACCTTGCCGGCGGCGATCTTGTGGTGCATGGCACGCAGGTTCCCCTTGCTCTCGCCGTCCGTCCGCTCTTCGAAGTTCTCGTTCCACTCGGCGTAGGCCCGCTTGCTCGCTTCGAAGGGGAAGACGGTGCCGAAGCTGTCCACCTGCTCGGTCGTGGCGTAGCCCCAGACCTCGCGCTTCTCTTCGTCGATGCGGGTGATCGGGATGAACAGGTGGCGGGGCGTCGGCTTGAAGTCCGCCGCTGCGAGGGCTGTCTTCTTCAACATCGTCGTCTCTCCGTGACCCCAAAAGAAAAAGGGCCTGTCGAGGTGTCGGCCCCGACAGGCCCTTCGATCTTTTGGTCTCAGTTGAGAGCCGCTGCGCTGGCCGGCGCCGCGGCGGGACCACTCTTCCTTCAGCTCGTCTCGTTCAGGGCGATCGATGCGTTCGCCCACATCCTCGTCTCCTGCAGGTGCGTCAGCGCCAGGGATCGCTCCCGGCTCGGCGGACAGCTCGCCAGGATGATCTCGGCGAGCTTCACGCATTCCTGTGCGATCGCCTCGTAGCGGGGCGGTTGATCGGCCTTCGGCTTCTTGTAGCGGAAGACGTGATCTAGATTGTCCAGGGTGATGTCCATTACGCCGCCTCCTCAGCCGCCGTCACATTCGGCGCGAAATCGCGTCTGCAATGCGGGTGGCCCACCGGATGCTCCATGAACTTCTGCAAGGTCCAGGTCTCCCCGTTCACGCCCGCCTGGTCGTCATCATGACCATCGGGCAAACAGCCCGGCCCGTCAAGTACCGTGCCCGTCTCGACGCCGGCGGCGCGGTAGGTCTCGGCCGCGCCCTGGTTCACCGCCATCGCCACTTCCGTCCGGGCGATCATGTCCGCACGCGCCTCCCAGATGGACCCGCCCTCGAGCTCGGCCGCGAGCTGCTTCCCGGTCCAGCCTTCCTTGACCGCTTGCGCGACGGTCTCGTGGATGCGCTCGCGCACCTTCTTCGTGATCACCCACTCCGCGTTGGGGTTCTTGACCAGGCTCCCGTCCTCGAGGCGGCGCATTCCGACCATCTCGGCCGCGCGCTCCTCGGCGTAGGCCGTGGCCGCCTCGTCCAGGTCGAAGGCGATCCCCTCGTCGGCCAGCTTCTGGCCGGCCAGCTCGCCCCCTTCGGCGAAGGACTGAGCCAGGCGGGGCTCGAGGTCGCCGGCGAGGACCTCCCACTGCATCGCATCGTCGATCTCGGCGTCCGGAGGCTGGCCCTTGCCCTCCTCGCCGGCGGCGCGCTCCTGCGAGGGCTCCTCGTAGTAGCGCAGCGCCAGGACGGCGATCTCCGGGGCCCGGTCCTTTAAGTGCGCCAGGGCGACCGCGCGGAGGCCTCGCTCCAGCCGGATGCGCCTCCGGGCCACCAGGAGAGGCGTGCGCACCCGGGTGAGCGTCCGGAAGCCCCACTGCACGTCCTCGGCGCCGGCGGCGTGCTCCAGCCACTCGCCGAGGGCGGCGCGGAGGGCTGAGTGGATGGCCGTCGTCTGGAAGGCGCGGCGGGCCCGGCCGGCGGCGACGTCCTTGAGCGCCACCTTCTTCCAGCGCCTGAGGTCCTCATGGGCGGCGCGGGTCAGCCCGGGCGCGCTCAGACGCTCGATGGGCGGCGCGGTCTTGCCCTTGGGCGGGGTCTCGTCGTCCGGATCGTCCTCGCCATCGGGCGGCGGGGCCGCGGCAGGGGCCATCTGCGCGCGCTGCTCTTCGGAGAGCGGCTTCTTGCCCTCGGACTCTCGGACCTCGTCCTCGGTGTAGATCCCCTCGCGCACGTAGCCGAGGTTCTTTTCGAGCTGCAGCCGCTCGTCGGCCTGCTTCTCTTCCTTCCAGATGAACTCGATACCCTCGTACCCGAGGAACTCCTCCAGCTCCTGGTTGATGATGCCGGCGATGAACCCCTTCCGGACCTTGGTGCCCGAGTCGCTCTCGGCGGCGTCCGCCTGCTCGCTCGTTGCCCGGTTCATCTGCTGGACGACGGGGAGCGGCGAGGCGTTGAAGGCGGCGTAGATGTCCCGCTTGAGCGCCTCGTCGAACTCGCGCGACCAGGTGTCGTGCCCGCGCGGGTTCTCCAGGCCGGTCCCCTCGCCGCCGGCCATGAGCCGCAGACGCGATCTCAGCTGCGGATTGCCGACCAGGAGCTGATCGAGGATCTCCTGCGCCGCGTTGATCTGCTCGGGCGTCCAGGCCTCGGGGCACTTCCAGAACGCCTCCGGGACGTTGCCCTCGGTGTAGAAGCCGAGATAGTGCAGGTAGCGCCGGGCGTACAGGTTGATCGTCGGGATCAGGCGCTCGACCGGCGATTCCCCGTAGGGCGTCCACGTCCGCGGGAACATCGGCTTGTAGACGAGCTCGGCCTTCGCCGCGCCATCCGGCTGGAACGGCTCCGCGGTGTGCCAGGGCATCGTGAACTCGGACTCGACGCGCCCGAAGCCGACCTGCTGGTACGCGGGGAAGGGCGGCGCCGGCGCGATGCCGTGGAAGTCGACGAGCGGCTTGATCGTCGATCCGTCCAGGATGACGAGCGCGTAGGGGTCGCCCTGGACCGTGCGCCGCCGGTAGAGCGACAGCGCATCGATCACGAGGACCTCGTCCATGAGCATCGCGAGCCAGGCCTGCAGATCGTGCTGGCCGTCCGGCCGGCGCAGCCACTCCTTCGCGGCCTTGATCTCCGACGTCTGCGCCTGGCTCTTCTCGTCCTTGGCCTTCACTCCCCAGCCGAAGCCGAGGACCTCGCCCTTGACGTCGCTCATCGCGTTCTTGACCGGGTCGCAGATGGAGGCGAGGTTCCGGAGGATCTGGAACGGGGTGAGATCGCCGGTCTCCCCGCGCGGGGTGAAGGCCAGGTTGTAGCCCGCCCAGGGGAACCACTGGCGGGGCTCGCTCCCGGGCGGCAGGTAGGGCTGCATCGGCGGCCCGGGCGGCAGCTCGCGCCCGCGGAAGGGATCGCCCTCGGCCCTGACGGGGCGGCCGTCGGCGCCGTAGAGGAGCGGGGCTAGGGACGTCTGCAGGTTG